CCGCCGTATTCGGCGACGACGCCGCCCCAGCCGCTCGTCGCACCTACTGAGCCGCCATCGGTGTCACAATCGCAGAGAGTAACGAAAGCGCCATACTCTGCAAACCAGCCGCGGGGGTTCCCTGTAGCGGATGAATTTTGTACGCTGACACGACACAGTCCACTAGCAAGCAAGCCTGCAGCCGCATTGTTATTCGTTTCAGTTTTGTCAAGGTAAACTGAAGTGCATCCACTGAGGAAAAAGCCGCTGCTACCCGAATTTTTGGATATAAAATCACTGAAATACAGGTTACCGCAGTAGTTTGCATGAACCCCGTTCAGCTTGTTTCCCGTAGCAGAGCTTCCGTAAACATTTCCAGAAGCCCCCTGGGTAAAGGAAAAGCCGTTCCACGCATTGTTATCGGCCGCCGCATTCTGTACAGAGACTACGCAGTCACCCAGCGCACTGAATCCAGCGTGGCCGCATTCCGTAGCTCTGATGTCAGTGCAAGCTACGCTACCACCCTGGTGTCGGAAACCGTCAAGGGCGGCTCCTCTGACCGCGACACCTGAAATTGTAAGTTGGCAGTCTTTAGAAAAAATACCGTATCCCTTTCCCCCGAAGCAGTCGAGTATCACAGCGGCTGACGAACTCCCTATTAACGTCGTCTTTTGTGCTGACAAACTGAGGCCGCTCGGTGCGTCATAGATGCCGTCTGCAAGGTGAACTTCAACGCTTGCTTTAAACCACGATAAAAAAGTTGACAATCCTTCGAGGGAGAAAGGAGCCCCTTCAGACCCATCCCCATCGCCGTCGGGAGAGGCATACACCACAACCGGCATACCCGCAGACCAACGAGCCAACGTGCGGCCGCCCACCAACCTGTTCGAAATATCCTCCCCGGCGTTTCCCGGATTGCCGTAGCCCTTGACCCAAAAGTAACCGTCGTAGGGATAAGCCTCGACCTCTTCAAGGGAGTTCACCAGGTGGGGAATATCCCACGAATAACGTTCGATCAAGCCCTTGATGGCTTCGCAGGCGGCAAGCGCTTCCTTGGACGCCCCGGCTGCAGCGATAGCGTCGTCCACCGCGGCGAGCAACTTATCGCGCAGCTGACGAGGGGTGATCGTGTCCGTCGGATCGGTGATGAGCGCGCGGCTGACTTGCTCAAGCAGCTGTTGGATGAGAATCACCGTCTTGTCGTTCACCAGGTTCAACGTCGTGGGATAAAAGCCGCCTTTATTGGTGAACACAGCCAACTGGTTATACGAAACCGTGCTGATAATCGCCAGGCGCCGGCCGTCTTCAAGCGGCGCTTTGAGAATCACCTTGCCGCCGGGGGAGTTATCCTGATCGGACTCAAGCTCCACGGAATAGTCCGTGTCAAGTACCAAAAGTTCTTCAACGGTATCGGTGGATCGGTATACGGAAAGGTCTTTCGCCTCAAAGACCTTAAAGGTGAATGCGAATTCTCGGGTAGCCCCGTTGCCGGTATACGGCCCGGCACGCCGAAGTGCAGAAGCGACAGTCATGGAGAAATCCTCGTAATGCCGGGATTCTCCACAGCCGTCGCTTCAACAACTGCACCCCCTACTCGTCGATCTTTCCGGAGAAACCGAACAACGGCGCCAAAACGGCGTCTACGCCCTCAGCCTGGCCGGATTCGATGGCACGAACACCCTTGATCGTCCGGTTGATCTGCGTGGACGGGGCACCGGTCAGAGAGCCGGCAATGTCAACGAGGACTTTCAACCCACGCCAACTCAAGGGATCAGTGGCCGCCTGCATTGCATTGGCCGTGTTGGCAATCATGCGGGTGCCGGCAGGGCCGTTATAGCCGAACAAAGGTTCGCCGGCGATAAGCGACTTGGCCGTGCTGGAGACCTCTCGCAGCCCCAAGAAAAGCCCCAGGTGATATTCGACCACGGCACCCAAAGGTTTACGCAGCCACTGTTTCGTCCAGTCCTCATCGTCGTCATCATCCGAGTCATGCGCCTGCAGCGCCTCACGGAACAACGACTCAAGTACCGGCATCACGGCACCCATGAAGAGCAACCGTGCCGCAGCCTTCGCCCGGTCATTCTCGCCCATAGCTTCCACGACACCCATATTGAGCGCCGCGTTCATCCACGAGTAGAAGACCGTGAAGAGTCGCGCCCCCTGACTCCGTTCAATGGCGGACAGATCAGACACATTACCGGACGACTGCGTATCAATCACCACCTGGTCAGCCATAGCAATCGCCTTGTCCTCGGAATTCCCCTCGCGGGTGTAACGCTCATAGGCCGCCTGCCACGCGATGGAATCCACGATGTTTTGCATGATGGTCATCATGACGTAGGCGTGATCTTTGAACCAGTGCTTGCCAGACTCAAGCCGGTTCCGAACCTGCGCGATTTCACGGTTCTGCGTGAGTCCGCGCAGGCGCATGGCTTCCGACTTCTTGGTGATGGCTCTATGCAACCCCACCGGATCCGAAATGAACTTCCCGACGGCCGTCATCACGGGGGCGATCCCTACGCGCGGGATGACGTACCCTATGCCCGTCAGCTGGACAAAGGCCGACGTGACACTGAAGCCCATCGTGGCAACACCAACATTCGCCGTCATGCGGTTGACCCAACTGTCGGCAGAGTCTCGGCCGCCTGTAGCAATGTCCTTGCGCCAGTCTTCGAACTGCTTAGCCACAAGGTAACCATACCGCTCCTTAATAGCCTGACGCAGTCCAGAGTCCCGGCCGTTCACACCGTCCAAAACACGCTTGGTTTCGATCAGCCATTCGTGCCAAGCCAGATCATGGATGACATCATTGAAGCCTTCATATAGGGCTGCTAGATCGATTCGAAGCGGCATGTGCACGTCACCCTGCGCACGGGACTTGGTAAAGGAGCGGCGCGTCGTCGCGGACTGATAGGCGCCCTGCATTTCCTGCCGGATATCGTTGGCGTCGGCGTACTTGGCCGCGCGGTTCGATCCACGGGGGTCAAACTTCACCGGATAGTAGCCGCCGGACACCTGGATGATTTTCCCTTCGGCCGTCTTCACCATGAAGGGCTGATAGTCGATCCACTCAGGTTCCGTGCCGAATACCCGCTTTTCCTTCTCCGCAATAAGCGGACGCAACTCCTCGAATTGCTGCCACACGGCTTCGACGGCCCTCCAGTCGGCTTCCGTCAACGTAGCGAAAATGGCCTGCAGCGCTTCATCCGTGAATCGACAATCGCCATCCACCAGGCGCTGACGGTTACTGTCGTTGCCGCAGTTCAATGCCACAGCGATTCTTTGCCCGTGGGTGAAGGGCTTGGAGAACCCCGGGATGATTACCGGGTCTTCATCCTGGCTCTTCTTAAACACCGGGGCCAGCTTTTCGGCCAATGTCTTCGAGACCTTGGCGCGCATGGAGTTTTCAAACGTCGAACGCTCGTTGGCCGAACGGATGAACAAGTTCCAGAAGAAACCGCCCGACTGGTTCTGGTCGAAGATTCGGCACCAGGACTGAATCTTGACGTGGTTCAACAAGAACTGATGCACGTTGTCACGCCAGCGCTCCCAACGGGTAAAGGGTACTCGTTCGTTTTCAATGACGTCACGCCCCTGGCGGTCGGCCGCTTCCTTAATGGCCTCCTTGCCCTCCTTCACGATTTCGTCAATACGACCCAGTTCCTCCGCAAGGTTCTGGTTATAGACGTTACGGCCCAACGTCTCCAGTTGCTTCAGCACCGAGAAGAAGTCCTGAGAGTCGTAGCCCGTCATGTCCTTAGCGTGCTCGTGCGAATCAATGAAGCGTTGCAGTCCTTCAATCGGCGTGCCGGCGTCCTCGACCTCCTTAATGAGTTCCTGCAACTGCGCCGGATCTGCGGCGAGTTTTCCGAAATCCTCCCGCTCCTTGGCCGTCATGCTCGCCACGCTGTGGGCGTCCAGCAGGGCCAGGATCAGTTTCTTGTAGGCCGGGTGAACGGTCTTACTCTTCATCGCCCGCTTAGCCATACGCACGCCACGCTGATAACGGTCGAGGGCTTCAAGGGCCGCACGAGCCATTTCGTGGTTAAGCACCTGACCGCGCTTCGCTTCAAGGCATGCCCCGAAGTCACCCTTGCGCGTCGCTTGTTCGGCCATGGCGGCACAGCGCCGTTCGGCATTCATGAAAGTCCCCGGTCGAATGTCCGACAACTTCATGTTGCCGATCTGCTCAACCGCGTATTCGCGGGCGGCCGAGACCATCAGCTGCCGCTTGCCGAGAGCACGCGCCAGGGCGTTGAATTCGGCCGTAATGAAGCGGGAACGGGTTTCGTTGTGGGCGGCAAGGTTCGACTGCAACTCGTCGAATGCGTCGGGACTCATGCCGCTTTCAATGCGCACCTTGTAGGCCACGGACTTAATGGCCTCAGTCTTCGCATCGTTCATGGACTTCAGTTCGAGCAGATCTCCAATAAGCCCGACAACGTCCGTCGTGCCGGCGGTATTGGCCAACACTTCCGGAGAGACCCCGTGGCCTTCGGTCACCCAACCGCGATCCATCAGCATCTGTGCAGTTTCCGCATCGATTCCGCAGCGGCTCAGCGTCTTTAGCTCAATCGTCATGCGGGACGTCGTGCCGTCCTCGTTCTTGAGGCCGTGCGTCAACAACGACAAGGCCCGGAACCGCGGCTCTTCAAGAATTTCGTCGGTGCGCTTGTTCACCTCGTCCCGGCGTTCCCGCAGAATGCGGCGGGCTTCCTTGCGGCGAATGTTGCCGTAGATCCGCAGCACCCCGTGAACGGCCTTCGCAACAAGACCTTCAGCTTCCTGTGTCGCCTCTTCGTTGAGGGCGTTGTAGGCCGCCATTTCCTCATCGGTCATCCCCAGGCGCTTGCCGGTCTCGCCGTCGAACAATGCGCGCATACCAAGTTTCTGCTGGGTCTCCATGGTCTGCTGTTCCGTGGCGAACATGAGGTCATAGAGCTTTCGGACTTCCGGGCTGATCGGGTGCGGTTGCCTTGTGGCCTGCGCGTAAATATCCATCAACCACTTTTTGAAGCGGCCGAAGATCGTCTTCATTTCTGCGTTCGGCGACACACCTTCGAGCAAGTAGGATTCGAAGCCCTCAGCAAAGAGCTCGTGCATCCCTCGCTGGTCATTGATTGGCATTGCGGCCCACGCACGGACAGCGGCAGCCACTGTCTTGAGATCATCGGTCACGCCGAGATCAAGCACGCCTTCCTGTTGTCCCCAGCGGAAAAACCCGCCGAGATTCGTGAGGAAGGCTCTCTCCCCGTCTGTCAACTCGCCGCCGGCCAATACCTTGTCCGCAATATCCTGCGCCAGCATTGTGTCGGCATCCAGCCATGCGTGAGCGGACTCATGCAGGAACGTGGACTTGTCGGCGCTTTCCATCAGCGTCATTACCCCGCCTTCGCCCGGACGGACGTCGCCGGCGTTGCTGGGCATCATACTGCCGCGGGTTCCGGATTGTTCCGGCTGCTCGAGGCTGTTGAGAATCTTGAGGGCCGTATCGTCCCAAATCACAGCACAGTTGCCGTCGGGTTCGCTGAAGTACTCAAGCCCCTTGATACCATAAAGGTTGAGGAGTTCGGAGGCCTCCTTGCTGCCGCCAGCATACGCCGTAAGCCAGCTGTAGACGTCGCGCCCTTCGGCCGAATCCTTGCCGATGAGTTCAATCACCTTATTGCGGGCATCCGCTCGCGGGGACGTTGTGCCCTTGTCCAGGTCGTCCATGCCTTCGGCCACCAGGTCGAACGCCAAGTTCTGCAGTGCTTTCCGGACAACCACCGGCTGGTCAACCATAGCGGCTTCTTCGCTCAGAAGCACATCCGAGTCCGGAATGTCCGTCCGGTAAACGCGCCCCTCCGTGCTGGGCGTGTATTCGATGCTGTAGTCCTTCGGCTGCTGGTAGATCTTCGCGAGTTCGTTCCGCAGTTTGGACGACGTCGCCTTATCCACTTGGCCGCGTTCCGTGTCCTCGTTGAGGCGCTTGATGGCCATCTCGGCCGCGCGCTTCACCTGCGCAGGCTTCGGATGCTTCTGCGTGCCCGGCATCTCCCGCAGCACCCACGTTGCGGCCAAGTCTTCCATGTCCGCGCTTTCGAGGTTGCGGCTGACGGGCTTCCCGTTCACCGTGTATTCCCCACCGCCGGCCAAGGCATCACGATAGCTTTCGGCCGTCTTGCGGTTCATGGCGAAGTAAAGGCCATAGCCGTGCTGCTGCGTGCCGGCGCCGGCCCCAATGTGATCCAGTGTGAAGCGGTCGAACTTGAAGGGAGAACCGTGGTAAGCCGTCTGGGCATACGCACCGGCAATACCGAGCGCAGCCTTTTCCTCGGCCTCGGCAAAGAAGGTGCCGATCTCTTCCGGAGAAGCAAAATCGAATTCGGTGTCGTCTACAATGCGGCCTTCCGGCGTGTTGTAGGACAGGGCCAGGTAATTCCCTTTGGAAGAGTTTTCAAGGATTCCCAGCTGTGCCGGCGTCGGCGGCCGCGAGATCGATGCGACTCCGTGAGCGGAATCGATTCGCATTGCACCGGTGCGGGCCATGAAGTCATACATCGCCTGAACACCGCTTGTGTCCATGACTTCCGCGACGTCTGCGTGATCGACCTGACGGCCGTTAACGTCTTGTTCTTCAAGGCCCCAATGGCGTCCGGAGCCGTCCAACATCGTGCCGTCCGGAAGAATATAAAAGGCCTCGTCAATGTTATCCGTCGTGCCGAAGTTATCCACTGCCTTGCGGATCAATTCTTCGTCCGGCGTGAAAGCGTTTTCGGAAGACTGGAAGAAACCGGTAGCCAACGCGTTGTCAGCGTCCGGAAAGACTTCATGCACCAAAGCGTCGTCCGCTTCAGTCCACGTAATGTAGGGGAAGTTGTGCTTGATGCCGTTGCTGGGATCCTGGGCCAGCTTCTGCAGCTGGATCATGATCTTGCCGGGCACCTTGTACGGATCCAGCTTTCGTTCGATCTGCCGGCTATGTGCCGACGTCACGGCTGCGGCGTTGAGCGCCTGGACGCGACCCTGATACTGCGGCCGCACATTGTCGTGCTGATCCCCAAGAAGGCAAACGGCACCACCCCGGCCGAAATGGTGGACGATGTAACCGTCAAAGCCGGCCGCCTTGATAAAGTGCTCTGTCCACGTACCTGCCCACCCCGTGGGGGATACGCCCTGGGGGCGCCCTTCTAAGTCACGCTGACGCCCCTTCTCAACTAATCCCAAAGGATCAGCGTCGTAGTCATAGATGTTGTTGAGCCAAACACTGTGGACTTCGCGGCCGACACCTTCTTCCGGAATCACGCCTTTTCCAGTGTCCACATAGAAATACATCCGGTCGTAGACATCGGCAAGTTCCCCTTGACGCGTCAGGTATTTAGCCTCCTGCCCCTTGAGTCCCGTCCCATAGTATCGAGAATTAAGGCTAGTACGAGGGAAGCTGCTGCAGTGGATACCCAACACCCGGACAGAGTTCGGCCGTCCTTTCTCGCCATACTCGGCGGCAGTTTCTACGTCAGCGACACGGATTATTCCGTCTTTGAATTTTTGCGAACCTTCTGCTCCGCTTCCCACTGCTCCGTTGCGCGTTTCTGCATCAGCTCGTGCATTCGATTGGTCATATCGATATGCGCTTTCATTTCTTCCGGACTGGCGGAATCCTCGCGGTCGGCTTGCGATTTTTGCTTTAATCGCTTGTGCCAGGCGCTTGTCTGTTTCGGACTGAAGATCAGCATCGTACCCAGCGGATGTTTCTTGTCGAACTCCGCCGCTTCTTCCGGTGTCATTTCTCGCATTTGTCTTTTCCTCTTCGGAGTAGGGCTCAAGGAAACCCGTGTAGGCATCTGAGACGCGATACACCATCTGGTCACCATAGCCTTCAACAATCGAGTTAAGCCCCGCTTTAATTGCCTCAATGTTCTCGGCGCCAACCGAAAGCATCATCACACCGCCGGCGGTGGACTGTCCCATAATCAGGCGTTCGCCGTTGGAGTCACGGATCTGGTCGATATGGTTCCGGTAAAGGTCATCGACCTGTGCTTCGGTGAAGCCGTCCGGCAACTGGATTCGGATGACCTTACTCGAGAACATTCCCTCGCCGTTGGTCTGGCTGATAGCCATAACCGAGTCCTGTCGCAGATAGGATGCTAACAGACGTCCGACTTTGACATAGTCTCCACCATCGGCAATACGACAAAGAATCGAATAATTTGGGTCACCGAGATAGCCGCCGCGCTGAAGCTCAGGTTCACCAATGTGGGCATGAGTTTGTTCGGCCACACGCTCGAGCAACCACGGGACGATTTCCCGAGTCACCGCAAGTTTATCCGCCGGCGACAATTCGTTCCACTGGGCCACGGCTTCCGCGTTGTTCGGATCCGGTGCGGCCTCCATCGTGAGCACCGGCTCGGGTTCCGGCTGACGGACGTCGTCGTAAAGCGTGACGCCGCTGCGGTCGTAGGTCTCCGTAATCCGGTCATTGAAAGGCGTGTCCTGCCACGACAGTTTCGACAAGCCGCCGGCCGCGTCGAAGATCTTCTGTCGGGCTTCGTCCGCCGAAATCTTGCCGGCGTCGAACTCCTTCCAAATGTCGTCAACCACTGAGCGCAAGACTCGTTTGCGGTTCGGCTCAAAGAGGACTCGCACGGCCTCCCAGGTAATCGACTGTATCTCACGGGGGCTGAGGCCCACGCGTTCGGCCGCACGGCGGTAGGCTTCAAAGTGAAGCGGGTACGTGCCGTTCTGGCCGGACGTCTTGTTGCCGACGGCGCCAAAGTTGTCCTGCACCGGCTGACTGTTGGAGCTCTGAATCGTCAGGGTATCCGCACCCACGGCATGCGTGTCAATCGTCGCGGCCTTGGCGTTACTCGGGTCGTAAAGATTGTTGTAGAAGTCGCGTACCTTGAACTGCGTGCCGATCTTGTCATAGATGTTGTCTACGCTACCGTCCACGATAACCGAGAGGGCATCGGCGATGGACTGCGGGTTAAAGAAGAACGCCTTCGCCGGCTTCTCCTGACCGCCGGGCACACTCGCCAAACCGCCTACCCCGCCTTCAGGAGTGAGCACGTTGTAAGTGGACGGATTCGTTACGGCATCGTACGCGCGCACCCACAACGCAGCTCCGCGCATCTGATCGGCCTGAATGAGTTCTTCCAGGGACTTGCCCTTGATCTCGTCGAAGCTGACCTTCTTATCGGACTCGCACAGAGTTTTCAACGCCGTCTGCATTTCGGCCGACGGCTTCTCGCGCCGGGCGCTGAAGTAAATATCAAACAAGCGTTCGGCGTTGGTCATGTTGTTGAACCAGCCGTTCTGGGGGCTGAAGATGGCAATCACGGCCGCCACCTGACGCAAGCGCAGACCGTAGCGCTGAGCCCACACACGGGCTGTCTTGTTGCCGCCGTCATACCACAACTTAGCGCGTTCACGTTCTGCCGCCGGCATCTTGTCATAAAGCCAAACGAGATTGTCGGCCATAAAGTCAATGATGCGTTCGGACGCCTTACCGGCATTCCGGACACGACCAACGGCACCCTTTACGCCGGGGATGGTTTTCATGGCCGCCACGGCGCGTTCAAAGTAGCGGCTGTTTTTCTTGGCTTCAGCGAAGTCTGCCCACTGCCGCGCGAACCGCGGGTTCGGGTAGTCCCCCTTCTTCACGGCGGCCTCAGACGGCATAGCCGTGGAAAGCTGCTGTTGGAACGCCGGAGTTTGCGACTGCTGCCGACGGATCCGGAGATTCATCTTGCCCATGATTTCCTTGGGACTCAATCCGGTCTGCTTGGCACGGATAGCCAACCATGAGGCCCACGGGCGCGTCTGCAGGTCGGCCACGTCTTCGGCCGTGCCGGCGTCGATCAACTGCTTGCGAATAGCGTCAACCTCGGTGTCAATGGCCTTACGCATCTCGGCGTCGGGCTTCGTGTCCTGCACTATCTTGTCGAAGGCCGCCACGGCTTCCTGTTTGCCGTTCTTCATGAAGTCCTCAGCCTGACGCGGACTCATGCCATCGGCATCTACGCGGGACTCATAAAGGATACTGTTGGCCGCTGCTTCATCCGTCGCTGCCAACTTCACGACGTCAGACACGGGGATAGCAACGTCGGACTTATTCTGGGCAGCCGTCTCAATGCGGGCCGCGAGTTCCGGAGCGGCCTGGCGAATCTTGTCCGGAACGCCGGCATCCACCAAGTCCTGAGCAAACGAGAACACGGACTTATCCTGGCCGACGTCGTTGGCCCAGTCGGCAATCGTCTGGCCGTCCTTCACCTGTGTCCCCATGGCGGCCACGGCGGCCGTCACCCTCTGCATATTCTCGCCCAGCACCTTGGCAGCCTGCGCCTGTTGGTGTTGCGCGTTGTAGGCCGCGTTCACTGAAGCGGTCATAGAGACGACTTCCACCGGGGCAGACGTGAGTTCCCCAATGGCTTCAAAGAGAACGTCGGCCCAGTTGATTTCGTCACCGGCGGCAAGTGAACCGAGCGCTTCGCCGGCGCCGCCTAGGACACCCTGCAATCCGGCCTGCGTGAGGTGGTTCTCAAGGTTGTAGCCCCACATACCCCCGCGGGACGTCGGCGTTGCAGAGCGGGCCATACCGAAGGCTTCCGGAATGCTCTTCACCTTGTCCACGCCGTGCAAGCCGCTTGCCTTCAGAATGCCGGCGGCATCACGCACGGTACGGATGGCGTTACTCGGGTTGAGGCGGATAGGTGCCGCCAGGGCTGCCACGGCATCGAACGCCCCCACGACGGCCGCGCGCTTCTTCCCCTTTTCGTAGGTCTCTGACATGTCGTCCGCCTGCAGGGCCGTACGCATGGCGTCAGGGTTCTGCAGGTCAATCCCCTTTTCCTGCATAGCTTTGATCAGGTAATTACCCAACTCGTTGTCGTAGGAGCCCTTAAACATTGTCGCCATCTGGACAGCACGGGCGGCCGACGTCAGGCGCGCCGCACCCAACAAACCGCCGCCGGCGGCCGACAAAGCCATGTAGGGGGCAATGGCACCAAGCGAAGACGTGCCGAGATACAAGGCCGAGTTCAACGGATCCGCGGCCATCTCAGTCAAGGCCGTTCCGAGCCCGCTCCAAAAACCCTTGCCCTTGGCCTTCTGGGATGCGTTCTGAACCGCCAAGGGCGTTACATACTCCTTGTCCTTCTTTGCTAAATCTGCGTACTCGTAGATTGCCTTGTCGCGCGCGGCCGCCTGCTTTTCCTTGTAGTCCCGGTTCGCCTGCGTGTCGCGAGAAAGCAGTTCCTTCACGGACTCGTCTTCGTCATCATCCACCAACGCAGAAAGCCCGGCCTGAGCTGCCTGCTCAGCCTCATAGGCTGCCGTCGCCGCACGGGACTTCTGCAGCCCGTGGTAGCCGCCTTCAAGGCCGTTCATCAGGCGCTCCGTGACGCTCATCTGCTCCCACGTCGGCACCTCGCCCTGCGGATTCGGAGAACGCAGCACCGCTTTGGCCGTGGCCGGGGTATCGGCAAAACGCATCGTCGGCAACTGTCCGGCCGGCGTCACAGCCTGAGACGCACGCAGCCCATCGTCTTCGGCTTCCATATCGGAAAGAATCTTTGCGTAATCAGTCATAGTTTTCTCGGTTATTTACGGACAAGGCGGGCTTTCAAAAGAGCGCGCGCAATCGTGTGTTGATCCGGTTCGGCGCCGTTGTGGGACGCCTGATAGGCCTGGCGTATCTGTTGTACTTCAGACACCGGCGCAGCATTGATGAATTGACTCTCCCCTGGGAACGGCCGCCGGGGATTGAGGAAGCACGTAATCAGGAATTCCGAGCGATCCAAGTCTTTCGGTTCCGGATAGCCCGTCGCCTTAAGGGCCGCGTCGGCCATGTCGCGCACGCCCTTGTCATTCCAAAACGATTCCTTACTGAGGAAATCGGCCACCTTGTAGTCCGACTTCCAAAGCGTCCCAATGGTGGTGAATTGCGTTTGAACCGCGGCAACCACTTCCTTACGAATTCGCTCATCGTCCCATCCCTTTCCGAAGTCCGCGTTCACCTTGTCAATCACGCTGTCGGCAATGGCACGGGAGATTCGGGAGTAGAACGCCTTGTCGGTCTTGCCTTCAGGCTTAAGCCCCTGGCGCTCTAGGGCATCCTCCACGGACTTAATCACCGTCTCCGAGTTGTCCTTCGTGCCCGCCCCTTGCTCGAGCATCACCTTTCGGTTCGCCAACGTGTCAAAGTCCTTGGGCGTGAAGCTACCGGCCATGGCGTAAAGGTCGGCCCATTCGGTGTTCTTCAGTTTCTCGTTGTCGTACGCGAGGCTGTAGAAAAGGGCGCTGTCGGTCGTGAAACTATTGAGTCGGCGACGGCGGGAATACTCAGCCATACCGGCTCGCTGGGGATCTGACAGACCTTCCATCTGAGCCGCGGGGATGTCCTCAATATCCGTGCCGGCGTGAAGGTTGGTGAACACCTGAGCTGCCCGCTGGTTGCGTTCCTCCCGTTCCACACGGTTGGCGTACTGCCGCTGCTCGAAGATAGTTTTCGTCACTTTTTCGACCGTGGTCGGATCCAGATCAGGATTGGCCTCAATCACCTGCATTCGGATCGTGTCCTTGTCTCCGGAACGGACGGCTTCAATCGTGTTTCGGTAGCGGGCCAGGGCGACTTTCTGCTGCGGGTTCAAGGCCTCTTCCAGCGGGTTTTGCTGCTGCAGTTTGGCGACGGCGGCCTGATCCCCGCGTTCCTGAGCGTCGAAAACCTCCCGCGTCCAGTTATCCACGAGTTCCTTCGCCTTCTCCGCCCCAAGCAGATATGCCGCCGGCGCCCATTCCGGACGGCCGGCATCAGAGACAAGATTCGTCGCATTACTGAAATCCTTGGGGTCAAAGTCCTTCCCTGTGGCCGGCGCCAGGCGGGACTTCGCCACGGATTCCGGATACAGAGAATTAAACGTCTGCGTCGCGGCCTGAGCTGCCGTTGCAGCGGCCGCTTTCTTCTGTAGCGCGTCACGGATCAACGGCTGCACCTTCAGGACGTCGTAGGCCGTGAGTTTGTTCCCGCGGTAATGCCGCAAAACAGCCTGCGCCTGTTCGGGGTTGTCATTTGCCAAAAGGGTCTTGATCCCGTCCACAATGGCGCCGCTCACGCCGTCAGCAATCCCCTTCTTAATCGACTCTTCCGGTTCCCCCTTGTGGATCGTGCGGTAGGAGTCCTCGTACGTCTTGGCGTTCTCTTCGACGCTGCGAATGTCGGACGGGTTGACCGTGATTGTTTCGGCCGCTATGGATCCGGACGTCTTGGCCGTCTCCTTCTGGTAGGCGTCTGCCTCCTTCACCATGTGGTTCGTCAACTCCAGTTGCCGGTCGGCGCGGTAGCGTTTCAGGCGATCCGTTAGTAGGCCACGCTGGTGCTGGTCTAAGTTCTGAATCCGGTCACCGATGATCTTGCTGATCTCGTCGTCGTAGTGCTTCACGAACGGGCCGTCCTGGCGCTCCACAACATCAGTGCCGGTCTGCCGTAAGGCCCCTCCCTCACCGTTCATGAGGTCGTTCACCTGGATCTGAATGTCGTTCATGGCCGCATCAGCGCGGGCCTTGGACATCCGTTCGTAGGCGTCGTTGGTAGCCCTCAAAAATTCGTTGGAAGCCTCCATGGCCTGCGCGGCCGCCTTCTTTGCCACGGCATCGCCGCCGGTCTTCAAAAGCCCTGCGGCCTCACCCTGCGGCACGGTCGGGGTGACCCGCGGCCCATCGGGCATCGGAACTATTGCCATCTGTCACACTCCTCATCAAACCCAGGTCGGGGGATATTCGTCGGACGCTGCAGCGTTTGTAGATCCGCCGGTGTCATCTGCCGGCGCGTTGCGGGACGCTTGATCCACGTAGTAGCCGGCCACCTTCGTGATGCCGGTAAGCAGACTGTCGGCCGCCACCAGACCGGAATTGGACTTGTTGCCGCCTGCAGCGATGCTCGCCTGATACTGAGCCGTTGCCTTGCTCATGTAGCCCATGGCTGCATTGAGACCGTTGGCGTAGGCCGTGTTGGCGTCCTGCTGCTTATAGAGGTCGGTCGTCGCCAAAATCTCTTTGCTGGATCCGTACCCAATGGCGATACCGTTGGCGGCCATAGCGACGCGCTGCTTACTCTTTAAGCGCCCGTACTGGCCCGTGATGTTGGCGATATTGCGGTTCGAGGCGGCAAGCGCTGCCTGCGCCTGAATCGTCGCCCGCTGCTGATTGATCTCGGCGATACGCTGCTGTATCCGCGACAGTTCCGTCGCTGAGCGTGACGCCTGATAACTGGTAAAAATGCTGCCGACGGCCTGAATCGCGGTGCCCCAAAGCCCCGCGGTCTGGACGGTCGTCAAGCCTGTGGATTCTCCGGCCATTGTTGCCCCCGTGGTAATGCCGGCATTTCACAACGCCACAGGGGCCAACAACTGCACTACCCGCCGAGCTGCATATTGGCGGCGATACTGAGAATGGTCAGGGGAAGCGGCGACTTCTGCTTGACGGACACCGCTCCGGAATCACTCCATTCGGGCTGCAAATCAATATCTACGCCCCCTGTCACTGGATCCGGAGGACTGCCTGGGTCTTCCGTAGTGCGCTGCCGGAACTCAACGTCTTCGCCGTCTTCCGGGCCAATAAAGATGCCGCTCGACCGGTACACGCGCATGAATACCGAGTTGACGTTCTTGGTAACCGAACCGCCGTCGGATCCGTCCTTCATCGGGATCGTCACCGGCAACGTGCAAATTTCAGCGTCAATTGGCAAGCCCACCTGGACTACAGAGGCTTCGGCGTCAAGTGTGATCTTGCCGTCCTTCACGACTTTCTGATTCATCTCGGCGCCGTCGGCCAAAACACTGACGGTCTTTCCTTCGAGCCACGTGAGTCCGCTGATCGTCTTCGTCGGCTGCCCCGAATACGTGCCGCCACAGTCCACAAAGAAAGCATCTGCGTCGTTATCTTTCTCGCGTTCCCCCATGCGCTCAATAAATCGGTGAGTTGCCCCGTTAATCTGGCGGCGTACCACACAATAGACCGCATCAATCTTGTCCTCGGCCACCGCCGCCACAGACTCGAAAGCACCGTCCGTCGTGTGTTCGTGCCAGGCTCCGATCTGCTGATCCGGAACGTAAGTGAGCCCCAGCAACTTTCCGGAAGAACTGACGAACCAACCAATTGGGTACGGCGCCTTGGAAAAGGCCCCGTCAATCACCTCGTAGCTGTCAAAGAGGTGCGCCGCCCGGATACTCACGTCGCCCGTCACGTAGCCGCCGGCGTTGTAGTTGTAGCCCAGTTCCCGGATATGCCCCCCGCGTGCGGCCGCATAGAGCACGGTGTTGTTCACAATCAACGGTTGCACCATATTGGAACCGACAAAGGACTGACTTTTGAGTTGCACCGACTCTGGCGTGATGGCGTCAGAGTTGACTGACGTCACCACCCATTCCCCAGCCTCCGTGAATACAAGCAGGCGATTAAGAGGCACCAGGTGGAAAATCTCGTGGCGTTCACGGCTGGCGATTTTGAAAGACACTCGGTCATCGTCACGCACCGGGATGGAGTAGGAAAAGTCGCTGTCCGTCCCCGTTCGTGTCATCCAGATACCCTGAGGTTCCGTTGTCGTTGCCGCAAAAACGCGACGCTGCTCAAAGTACGTCACGCACTGAGGATAATCGTTCGCCTTGCCGACGGTGGCCGTAGCTGTTGCACCTGATCCGCCGGATTTACTGCCGTCAATGTGAACGACAGGATTGGTGTATCCTGAGCCTGGTTTCTTGACTACGATTCCAATAATTTTGCCGTTTTCAGTTAAGGCCGCAAGCTCGGCCCCCGATCCAGTAGGGTCGGTGACGTAGACGATAGGGGCGGAGTCATGGGCCAAGACGGCGGGAAAATAGTAGTCGCACCTTGCTCCTTTAGAGCCACACGCCAAACTTGCGTGAAATTGGGCCCCCTCCGTATAGCCTTCCCCGCGAGATGTGAGGGAAACGCCCGTCAGGTAAGCGTCCCACCACGCGCCTAGAACCCGCTTGTTGTTCACGTAAGTTAGGCGCCCTTTCCCTCCGGAGCCGCTGCCTTCGATAGTTCCATCAACGTAAAACACTTTATCAAATGTTGGGTCGGGGTAGGGAATACCTTGCTTGTCGTCATGAAGGAATTTTTCAGCGGCCAAGTTTACGGATACGGTTTTTCCGTTAGATCCGACGATTCGTCCTTTTTGCGAAATATATAAAACGCTTCGCAATGAACCATACCCGCTCCCGCCATTCGTTACCGTCACCGACGTAATGCCTCCACTCGAATGGAAAAGCTCGTCCACACGCGGCGGAGTGAATTCGGCGTTAGGGGCAATGTTGTCATCAATGATGCTTTGTTCCTCAGTCTCACCAATGTAAGCGTAGGTGCCGCCTTCATTGCGATAGACGCGGTAGAACATCGCCCCTGCCACGGCATCCCATGAAATCTGAATGGTGGTACCTGTGTTATAAATGTTGGCAGTACAGGAAACTATCGAACTTCGCTGAGATTGAATCGTGCGGTCGGCATTGAGAGCCGTCACGCAGTACTTGAAGGTGTACTTGTCGGCGTTGATTTCGTTTTCGGCCGATGTCGCCTTAATCGCATTCACGTTTTTCGGCGCCGCTAAGGCCGGATTGAAATCAATCTTCTTGAATCGCCAGTCTCGTACGCTGTAGCGTCGCAATTCCGTCGGCGGGTAACCCCGATGCGTAATTGTCAGAATGTCGGCCGACTGCACATAATGAAGCGCCATCACATCGTCTGCGTCATACTGAGAGGCAATCTCATATGGCTCTGTTCCCGCCGCGTTCTTGAGCGTAGCTCCTTGCGTATGGAACCGGACGTACTTGTGGCCGAACTCAAGAATCATCGTCTGGTCTCGGGAGAACGTGAACGGGATCAGCCTCACCCGCTTGTCCGGGTACTTGGCCTCGGCCACATACGCAAACCCCGGACGGTTTTGGACGGCCCCCTGGGGCAGGCAGATAAAGTTCCGGCAAACCTTTAAGCCGGCCTGATACTTGGGGTCATCGCTACGGCCCAACATCATCGGGCCCATGATGCCGCCGGCGAAACTCTTCTGATTGACTACGGTCATACTCTTAACCCTCGCTTCTTAGTCCACGTGGCGCGCAGATCTAAGTCCTTGCGGCGTTGCTTCATGTCGAAGTGCACGGCGGCCGCCAAAATCGTCTGATACTGCTTCTCAAGATTCACCGCCACCTGCTGCCCCGGCGTCCCCTTGATGATGTTTCCGGAAAGGCGTATCGCGAGTTTGAACGCCACGGCCTGGCAGAACTGTTCCGGGAAGAGAGACGTGTTTGTGACGCGGGCCAGATAGCGGCAGACGGCCCCCGGAAGGTCTGTGAGGATGAGGCTCACCCCGGATTCCTGGTCGGCCTCCACAATGAATTCGTGCGGGTGTTCAAAGTATCTGTCGTCTTCCGGAACGACGGCCACAATGCTCACGGCATCCGCCGGCCGAACATAGCCGAACTGCCACCCGAAGAGGTCTGTGCGCAAAACGGCTAAGTTGGCCCGCCGGCACGCAAAGCTCCAGTCGTGAGCCTCAAGCACCAAGTTCCGGGCAATCGAATACTCTCGGGCACACACCTCCGCAAAGCGGCCGCCTTCAACCGGCGAAATACTGGCTATGTCCGCACGGCATCCCAGGAGCGACAAGGCGGTGTTGCAAATATCTACTTCAGTCGCCATTTAATTCTCCATACGAAAACAGGGGCGCGAAGCCCCTGCGGTTGCTCATGGCGAGCGGTCTATCACTGGAAGGTCGTGTCTTCCGTGTGAAAGATCTGCTGCGCGTCGAGGCTCGTCGTGATGCCGGCCGTGATCTTGCCGGCGGCCACCGTGCCGTCCACGGTGTAGACAAGTTTCAGGTAGCGACGGTGCTCGAGCGGCATCGGAATAACCGCCTTCGCAAACTTCGTCGCTACTACGGCCGCCGAAGCGCCTACCGTGGCGAAGGTGCCGGATGCCGTGTCGCAGTCCTGCAGCTCGACCTTAATCGTGCCGGTACCTGTGAAGTCCGTCGTCGCGATGGCGATGGCATAGAGGTTCATGGCACCATTGAGCGCCGGCGTCAAAATCGCCTGACCGCAGTCAAGCACATTGGTTCCCGATGCCGTGGCGGTAACCGCCTGGTTTTCGGAGAACATCAAGTCATTGTCGAAAAGCATTTCGTGTCCTCCTTAAATGGGCTTGTCGTAAGTCGTGAGGATGGATTCCGGAAGTTTGTGAACCGGAACTCCGTCAAAGCTCACCACCTTGCGGCCGGCCACCTCTTCCCACTGAAGGTTAACGTTGCTGCAGTGGCGAATCTGCTTGCGGAGCATGGCGCGCAACGTACCGTTCATGTACATGGCCGCACCGCTGCCCAAAGACTGCGGGAACATTTCAACGGCATCGATCAACATATCCACCAGGTCAAGGCCTCCGTCAACCGTAGCCTTTAAGGCGCCCTGGTCGATATTGGCGATTCGAACCACCTGGCGGCGATCTTCAACGGCAAGCCCCAGCTTCCAGTCGTAGTCAGTCACAACGCCGCGGAAACGCTTGTGGTTCTTGTCGTAGCAGTCCTGTTCACCACGGTCGATGCGCTTTAAACCGGCCACACCGCCCTTCGGGAAAATGCCGTGCACAAGAGCCGTATCCCAGTTCACGATGAAAATATCCGTCAACCCCTTGGCTGCAGAAGCCTGGCCGCCGGCGTCAACCACGACATCTTCGTAGCCGCTACCCGTTTTGTTGTAGCGAGCACGCAAACCGTCGAACGACTTCGGATCTTTCTTCAAGGAGCCGTTGAACATCATGTTCGCGACCTTATGCGCAATACCCACCTGGAAAGCGTGCTCCTGGTTGTAGCGCCATTCGGCCGACGTATCGTTCAAGGCCAGCAAGTTCACGTCGATCTGCGAGTAGGTCGAGAGCATGCAGGTCGAATCCTGCATCGTGAGACCGCCGGCCTTTTCCGGCGAGACGCCTTCGTTAAAGCCATGGAGCTGACCTTCCGGGTAATCGGTAATCAGCATCGTCTGGTTGTTCACGCCGTTGTTGCACTGTGCAAAACGCATCTGGTCAAGCAACGGCATGCACTGAATAATGGAATCGACAACCTTGGTCGGCACTTCCGAAGAAAGGCGGCTCAGGTCGTACAAAGTACCAGTTCCGTAAGACATTTACGTCTCCTTAATGGTTCATACGAGTATTCGGATATAACTTTCGATAGTCCTCGGCACCGGTATCCACGGCGCCCTTCTTGCCCTGCACGAACGTCCCCTCGGACATATCGGCTCCCAACTGCTTCATGACTCCGATGAAATCAGGATCCACGTCCAGATTGAAGGCGCGAATCTTTGCCATCAGCTGAGGTTTGCCGGCGAAGTACTTGCCGAAAACCGCGTTTGTACGGTTCACGACGGCCGGATCCGTAAATCCGAGTGTCTTGTCCGACAGGGCTTGCTGCCGAAGCTCTGCGCGCTGTTTGGCGAGCTGTGCCTTCATCCCGGCCATCGTCTGTGCTATGAGCTTGTTGGCGCTGTCCTGGGACAGGTCGAGCTCCTTGGCAACTTCGCTGAAGGCCTGAATGCCGGCATCGGCCGGGTTAAAGCCTTCAAACTGATAGCCTTCCTCGGGGGCGCCCAGCACGGATGGCTTGTCTTCCTCGCCATCCTTACCTTCTTCCCCCTCGGGCTTCTGGGGATCCGTGCCCTTTAAAAGGCCGTCCTGATCCCCTTCGGGTTTCGTGTCACCTTCGCCGGCATTGGCGGCAGGCTGAGAGTCCGGCGCCTTCGGATCCACAACCGGCGGAGTGGCCGGGGGCTGATCTTGGGGAGCCGCGGCAGGTGCTGCATCCGTCTCAGCGGGCGCAGCGGCGGGGTTGTTTGCGTTTTGACCCAGTGCGTTTTCAAGACTCATCGCTATCTCTCATTTTCAAAAACTGCGGGACTATCTCGGGGGTGAACCGTGCGAGCCGATCCCACAAATACAAACCGACGTTGCGCTGCCCTTCGCCGAAGGACATCGTCAACGCATTGGGGTTAAAGCCGTTGCGGAACACGCCGCAAAAGCCCATAGCCCGGTGAAGAATGCGCAGTCCGCGTTCGTCAGAAGTGAGCCATTCCCAGTCGTTTTTCTCCCGCTGGGCGGCCTGCTCCTGCTTCTTCTTGGCCTCTGCGCGTTTGTCATTCGTCGTCATGCCGGCATCTTCCTCTGTGATTTCGTCAACAACTGCACCCCCCTACATGCCGGCATATCCGCTCATGGCTTTCATGGCGTCGGCAGAACTCGCCTGCGGAATGTTTTTGGCAATGTCGGAGAGCTGCTTGGCGGACTCGAGCTGCTGGGCCTGTTGCTGTTGCTGGGCCCGTTGTTCGCGCTTCTGATCCACCTCTTCCTGACTCGGGATGATTTCCGGATCGACCCCCAACTGGTCGGCCAACTTGCGGGCCCACTTGTCCTCGTCGAGGTTGTCGATAGCGTTCGGCCAAACCTGAGAGGCACCGGCCAGGCTTTGAACGTAGGTACTCATAGCATCCACGCCGGCGGCACGCTGGGCCTGCGCCAGGATCGACACGTACTCAATGTTGATGTAGTCGCCCGGCCCCTTCTCTTCGGCGTTCTGCGTGTACTCTCGCTCCCCGAAAATGCTGTCCAGGCTCTTAATCTCGTCGGGCATCGGCGGGATCAGGTCGAAGCGCTGCATGCACTGCAGGGTCGTCGCGATCAGCGGGTCGAGGAGTTCGAGGTGAAGGCGCTCGAGCACCGGGCCCATAATCAGCATCTTTTCCTTGTCGAGCTTTTCGACCTCGTAAGCCGTGCGGCCGTAGCGAGCCGTCTGAGCCAGCATGAGGAAAAGATCCTTGTAGAAGTAGTTGTTGATGCTCTGACGCTTGTCGTCAATGTCCACCTTAACGGCGTTTAGATCTAGCCTGACGTCCCAGGCAGTCTTCACCTGCTGCGCCTGCGTGAGATTGCAGTAGCTGACGCCGCCGGGCCCGAAGTCGAGCGGCTTGCTCTCATACTCTTCCGGAACGAGCAACGGAGGGTTCACCGCATAGTCCGTGCCGCGCTCCTTGATGGTTGTTTCTTCCTGCAGCGCCATCACAACGCCCAGGGCCTTCATGCCGGGGCTGCGGCCATAAGGCGACCGCTTGCTAATGGCCCAACGCGGGACAAGGCACGGGAACGTCTTAAAGCCCTCCTCTCGAAGCACTCGATCCTGGGCGTTCGGGAGTTCGTCCGATCCAATCTCGTAGGTGTATTGGCCGGCCGTCTCTTCGAAGTACACCCCGCGGTAGGGCATGGAGTACTTGTCCTTCTTCGTCGGGTCGTAGTCCGGCCGCGGCTCAATGGCGTGGATGACCGTATGAGTCTTGAAGCATTGAGCGGGGTTCTTGGCCTCCAGACGAACGCCGTCGCTCACGGCAGATTCCCCGAAGACTTCCACCATCTGGGCGGATGTCATGACAATCTGTCGATAGACGGTGTTCACCCGCTGTTCTGCGTCCTCTTCGATCCAGTACTCGCCGGCGGTCATCTCATGCAAATGGATGACCCTGCGGTCGGACGGCAACGCCACCAGGCAGGCCGTGCCGTAGCAGGCAAGCTCGAGGTAGGCATTGTTGAGCGCCTGATAAACGTTGGACTTCGCGAAGACCATCTGCATTTCGGTCTGCAGTTCGGAGAGCCAGCGCTTGACGTTGGTGTTCTCGTCCAATTCCGGAGAGCGCGTTGTAAGCCGGAACCAGGGGCGCGCCGGCGACGTCATGCCGCCCAGCATGCCGGCACCCAGGACATCAATGGCATCCGTGGCCGTCGCGTCGTTGATGAATTCGTAGCCGGTCTCTTCGGACTCAACTCCGGGCACTTCATCAAACCGCCCTGTTTCCGGCAGGATATAGCGCTGCAGCTTGCGATAAAGCGTCTCAATGGGCGTTCTAGTCGCTTTCATCTGGGCAAGTCGTTGGCGCAACTCTGATGCTTTGGCCTTCATGCGTCAGCTCCCGAGCGTCCCGCCCTTACCGAGCAAGTCCTTGTTGACCGACGCCCCTCCGGGCCCTGTCAGGTTGGCCGAGTTACCCATCGGCCCGGACGTGTCTCCGGCGTCAAGCAAGCCTTCAATATCGGCCTGCTTTCGGTTGGCGCGGTTCTGCGCCTCGTCCTCGGCGGCAAGCTGCTTCTTGGCGGCCGCCTCCTGTTTACGGGCGTTCTCACGCTGAAGGCGGCGTTCTTTGCTGGCGGCGTAAGCGTTAGTCGCTGTACTCATGGCGGCAGCAGCCACGGCAGCCCATGCGAGTGCTCCTATCCCCATTTGAAGCTCCTTTCGTAGATTTTGGAAACCAAGGTGAAGTAGGGCTTGACAGACAGACTGCGGTCGAGGTGTCCACCGGGTGGGCAACTGATCTCAACATGCTCAATGCGTTTGGCCTTAGCCAGGCGGTAGGCTGACGCCAGCAAGCGGCCGCCGACACCTTTGTCGCGGTATTCCGGGAGAACGAAAAAGCAGTCCGTTGACAACATCGGGACGCAGTAATGCAGGTGAAGCGTTACCAGGCAGCCGATAATGCCCACGGGCGTGTCATCGTCGTAGGCGACGTACACCACCAGGCAGCCGGCGTTTTCCATCGCCTCATAGTTCTGCCACGCCACGGCCCAATTACCGAACGACTCAATACCGGACTCGGCGGCGTACAGATCAAACAACGCCTTGAATTTGTCGTCGGCCAATGCTTTGACCGGCGTCATCCGCACAGAAATAGTCATGCCCTCCTCCTTCGCCGGCATGATCGGAGGGGGAAGAGGTCAACAACTGCACCCCCTACCTATTGAAGCGGCGGCGGTTGGAGAGAGAGTTGCGGCGGGACTCGCGGGTGAAGTAACTGGCACGCCCCTGATCCGGGCCCACGGACTGAGCACGCTCGTAGACGATTTCAGCGAACGTAAGGGCCAGCGCGTCGGCCTTGTCGGGGGAATGCAGGCCGCGTTTCTTCATCTCCTCCTTGGACTCAAGCGCCAGGCGGTTGTCGGTGATCTGGTGGAAGTACTCCGGCGCTACGAGGTCATACTTGAGGTCATCGTCATCAGGCAGTTTAGCCATCGGCCCCTGCAGCCATTCCTTCATGCGGGCCCACATCTCCGAACGCTTGTTGAGGTACACCATCGGCTTATCGGCGCCTTGTCCGAAGTTCACCCCGTTCACCGGAAAGTTGGACTCCTTAAGCAGGGTGACGTACGGGTAGCCGATGCCGCCGCTGTCCATGAAGACGTAGACCTTTTCAAAGCCGTAGGTATCGTAAAGCCAATTGACGTGCTCTTTGATGCGGGTACACATTGCCGTAACGCTCGTCTCATGGAAAGCCTCAATCTTGAGAACTTCCGGGCCAATGCGCGTAGCGATTGCCGTATCATCGGAACCGGGGCCGGCCAAGTCCACGCCAACGATGCAGATCGGGTGCTCTCCCGGGTGGAATTCCATGGACGGCCGGGCCATGGCGGCTTCTACAATGTTCTGCGGGATAAACTGGCAGTCGGACGCGTTCGGGAACTCGCCCCGAACACGGACGCGGACGAAGTCAGAGTCATACCCGTAGAGGTCGATCCAAGCCTGGATAGCGGGCTTGTTGGTAATCTGTGCCTCGCGGCTGTCGATCTTGAAACACGTCCACTGGTCTCTGTACTTGTGGAAGATGTCGTAGAAAGCGCCGGAGTTTCGGGTAGGGTTGCCGAAGACAAAGAACATCGGCTCACCGTCCGTGAGGCCGCCTTCTGCCACCTCATAGATTTTGTCGTCGATACCGGAACCCTCGTCAAAGAGATAGAACGACGTCGAGTTGGCGGCGTGCTGGCCGGCGAAGGCTTCGGAGTTCTCTTTGCGGCAGGACTGAGCCGACACGAACCATTCGGAGGGCGCTTCACGGCTGCGCAGTTCCATGGAGCCGCGACCGTCCTTCACATCGAACCAATCGTAGGTCAGGGCCTTGGTTGTCCAAGACTTGATCTGGGCCCACGTACGCGTCGCCAGCTGCCCGTTTGTCGTGGCAGTCACCGTGCCCTTCGCATAGGGCCGGGTGCTCATGATCCAGTCAATCAGCCAGGAACTCAGGCAGGACTTGCCGATCCCATGGCCGCTACTGACGGCGATTCGAATTGGCTTCACTGCGTGCCGGCCGTCGAACGCATTCTCACGCACCTGGCGGCCGATCTCATCCATTACGCGGCAGCTCCAGGCGTCAGGGCCGTAGTGGCAGTTTGGATACCGGGCCCGCCACGGTTCCGGAAGCGTACACAGCTGGATTGACGGATTCGAGTCCCATGGGTACGCAGCGAGAACATACCCCAGGGGATCAGCGTAGAACTGCCCGATGAAATCCGCTAATTCTTTGTTCAACTCATCAATCATTTTTCTGCTGCATCCTCGCCCGGGCGGCCAACAAACGATCAGCCACCGACAGTTCTCCGGAAAGGTCGACCTGCTGCACTGGCTTACCTTCAACGCGGTCGGCAATGGCGACAAAGGCCTTGACGTCCCCCGCCATAGCCGTGGTAATGATGGAATCCACCACGGCCTCCCCAACCGTGCCACCGTCAGGAAGTTCCTTGGCCAACTTTTTCAAAAGGAGTTCCGTGAGGATTTTTTTCTCTCGTCTGGCGGCACCGGAAGCGACTCCACCTTTTCGGCCTTTCTCCACCGCATCAGTACCGCTTCGAATGCGGGTTGCCTCCGAATTAGGCACCCCTTTTTTGGCCTTCTTGGCGGGCGCTGCTTTGGCTTTCTTCGTCGTCTCCTTCTTCTCGGTCATGATCGCCTCAACTCGTTAATCCTTGGCCTAATTTCGCCGCGGCAAATGGCAGCCACCGTAGACCGCGGCATGTCCAGCTTTTCCGAAATCCGGGTGTAACTCATGCCGCCCTCATGCAGTTGCAGTACCCACCGAACTTCGGCGTCCGTCCACCGGGCCCAGTGATGTGACTGGCCGACGGGCTGGTTTCTATCGTTTCTTTCGACATACAACATTTTGGCCGTCTCGGTCTGAGACAAATGCACCCGGTATCCGGAGCCGCAATTCGTGGTAGACGGTCTCGATACACTTGTCCCGTTTGCGCGTGTCTTCCGGAGTGTTGGGGACGGATGCCGCCTTCCGGAGAAGGCGTTGCGCCCACTCGGGCAGCAAGGTGTGAAAGTTCTCGTCATCCATGGTCAGGCCTCCTTGATGAAAACATGCACAAGCACATATCCATAACGCTGACGCCCCGAGAACCGGTATTTGTGCTCGAGGTGGTGGAATTTCCTGTCGTTGATGCCCAGACGGTCGGCGATACCGTCGAAGCCGGCCTTCATGGTTGCGACAAGGTTGTCTTCATCGCGAGACCGGCGGTCGGGCGTGCAAAACTCGCACTGAATGTCGACCTTGCCGGCGTAACCATCGAAGGTGAACGGCGTCGTACATCGGGTAAGGTAGGCCGCATCGCTTCGGTACCGCTTGACGGCCCGGGCTTTTGCCGCCCAGTGTCCCCGCCAGTTTGGTTTCAGCTGTTGTGGGGGGCAGGGAAGTTTCACGACGATCTCTGTCATTCGCTCTCATCCTCCCTGTGGTTCTTTTCGACCTGAGCGTCGCAGACGCCCAGCCAGAAATACCGCTGCTCTAATTTCGTCTTGAACTGTTCAGCCTCTACGGACGGCGCCCAGCCTTTAAGCCCTACGTCGTGGCCGACCTTATAAGCGCGAGTCAGCTTCTCTGCGACAGCACGGGAGACCCCGGTAGGCGTTTTCATTCCTCATCCTCCCTTTCGTACTGAGCGTGAACGCGGCGGACTTCTCTCTTCAGCCGCATCAACTGCAAAGACAAACCTCGCTTTTTGAAATATCGCGGCGCAGTTGTTTCAACATCCGCGAGAACTTCAACGATCTTGGCGGCGTCCTCAGGCTTCAACTGCACGTGCTTCGGGTTGCTCATGCCAATCCCTCCTTTTTGAGTTTTTCGATAAATTCCACAGCGACCTTTTCGCAGTCCTTTGCTGTCATGCGCCAGTCCGCCGGAACCGGCCACAGTCTGCGTTCGCCCTCATCGAGCCCCACCCAGACGGCAGGCGTCCACTGCACGTACGCCGGAATGCTGATAACGACGTGCCAGGATTCGTACACCACGTCTTCCGGCCCGAGTACTTTTTCTCTGACAAAGACGTCGCACGAAATCAGACCCGCGTTAGGGGCAAGAAAAGTTTCGGTGCTCATGCCGCCTCTCCGAAAACGTCAGCCGAAAGCGGCCGGCGCATTGAATTACCTAAAAACTGATAAGCGACGCACTTGCCGCGGATGCGGTCCACAAGGCGCGGACCGAGAACGTTGTTAAGGTCTGCCGGGCGCAGATTCGAGAGGAAAATGGTCGGGCGGTTTTCTGAAATCCGGCTGTCGATGATCGAAAAAAGAATCTGCTTCTCGTTTTCGGTGCCGGCCTGGACACCGACCTCATCAATCACAAGCAGGGAGACCTCCGAGAAAAGCCGAATTGCGTCAAAACTCGTTCTGTCGCTTTTTCCGCCCCAGGTGCTACGGACGTATTGGATGATGTCTGTAGCGCGCGTATAGATGCCTTCTGACTGCGGCAAAATGGCATGAAGAATGGCGCACGCCAAATGACTTTTGCCGGTCCCCGGGTTACCGAAGAAAAAGAGTCCGTAGCCGGTCTCTTTCGCCTTTTCCCAACCGCGCACGAACCGGCAGGCGAGGTCCAGCGCGCCTTGTTGGTTTTTCGTCTCGGCCAGAAAGTTCGAGAATGTTTTGGTGCGATACTCTGCCGGGATGCAGGAGCGCCGTAATACCTCCTCGATGCGGTCGCGGGCTTCGGCCGCTTTCTTAGCCTTTTCGTAGGCCTCACGCTCTGCCTGGCGGCGTTTACGTTCGATCAGTGCGCACTCAGGACACTGAGACTCACACACGACCTGCCCGCCCAAAACGGTCTGAATACCGTTATACGGTCCGTGAATTGCGCAGTTCAAAACGGCGCCCCTGCGGATCGGCATAGGGACTGCGCCCTGCGAGGATTCGATGATGGCTGAAAATGTCTGCATGGTTGCTTACCCCCAATTGGCCGTACCGTCCGGATTCATTGATCCCTCGTAGTAGGCCTCGTCAAAAACTTCAGGTTGTTGGTGTGCGGTTGATCCCGCGGGCTTTCTCGATGTGATTTCTTTCTCGCGCTTGACCCAGTTGAGCCACGATTGATTCCATCCCTTCCCGCTACGCATGGTGTCCTTGCCCTTGCCGATCCGGTAGTAGCCCGAGAAGCTGGCAAAGACCGTGTCGGGGTTGAGGTCAGGCCGAAGCTGCTCGCAAAACGTCCGCCAGTCTTCGGGCAGGGTGTCGAGGTTGAATGCGTGCGTGATTGCCTGCCGCTTTTCTTTCTTCTTTCTTTCTGTCTCTTTATTGGTTATTGGTTCTTGGTTATTGGTTAGCATTGCGTCCGCATTGCGTTCGCTATGCGTTTGCATTCCGTTCGCATCTTCGTCCGCATTGCAAGTGCATCCGTTTTGCATGTCGTTTGCATTTGCGTCTGAGGCTTTCTTTCCCCTTGAGCCCTTATTCCATCGGGCTTGAGCAGACTTCGCGGCCTTCTCGGACTTCTCCGCGGCCTTGGCAATCTCTTCATCGCACCGGCGATGCGCATAAACGTCACCTTCACGATGGAAAAAGCGGTCAAGCACATATTCCAGTGCGGCTTTCTCTTCCGGCGCATATGCTCGGGAGATGCGTTCGCATTCCGAACGCATAAGCGGACGCTCGACTGAGTAGTAGAGCATCAACAAATCTATGTAGACACCCTTTTCGAGTGGCGACAAAAGTCGCGTGCTCGAATCCCAGTCACCTACGTGAAACTGAACGTAGTTCATGGCGAGCCTCCCGGCTACTTGCCCGTGCTTTCAATGAGTTCCCAATCGATCTGAGGAAGAATCGCCCGACGTGAAACCTGCCGGCGCGTTGCCTCTTCGAGTTTGCAAGCAAGCGTGACGGACACACGACGTTCCGGGTGGTTGACGATGTTGTAAAAGTAGTTGAGTTTGATCCCGCACTTTTTGCAAATGGCCTTTTTCTCGACCGACGCAAGGGAGCGGAAATACTGCGATGCAGAGGGAAGCATGAGAGCTACTCCGTTTTAGTTCAATTATGGGTACTTGAATACTACCCCATACATTCCCCAAAAGTCAACCAATACGGGTCAAAACTTTCCTAGACTTTGCGCGACAATCTAACCCATAATTTGACCTAGCCGGACTAAGAGGAGGACAAACAATGGTTGATGATGAACTGACAGCTCGTCGCCGGGTTAATCTGCGACGTATCGCCGATGAGTTAGGTGGAGCCGCTGCTGTTGCCAGGAAGACTCAAAAGAGCGTCCAACAAATAAGCAGTATGCTCAACGGCACCAAGTCCTTTGGCTCAAAGATCGCTCGTGACATAGAACCTAAACTGGGGCTTCCCCTGCAAAGCCTGGATAAGGAAGCGCCAAATTTTGTAGTTGCAGCGGAAACGCCTGAAGCTACGGGGTACGTGCGCATTACAGCGCTTGAGGCGCGGAAAGAGTACAACCTGATGCGCATTCAGGAATTGAGCAAAATCAGGCTGATGGAGTGCAAAGAAGATTGGCTGTACGAACAAGCTCTTTCCACATCCAAGCCCAGTGCGCTAAAGCTATTCTCTGCGCCATCGGACAACATGGAGCCAGAAATTCTCCAAGGCGGATCAGTCGTCGTTGACATCTCGCAAAACACTTTCACCGCCAACGGCATATACGCCATGACGTATCAGGGTTCGGCATTCATATATCGGATACAGATGAACCCTGACGGATCAGTATATTTTTTGTCGGATAATCCAAAATATGAAAAGATGGTAGTGAAGGACACGTCCAACATCGTGATAGTTGGACGGTGTGTCGGCTGCTGTAACACGCACTCGCTCTAATAAAATTCCATTGTTCATCAAATCTCAAGCCCGCGCACTGCGGGCTTTTTGTTGCCTTTTTGACTCCTATCAAAAACCGGTCACCTAACCAGAATACCCTGAAGTCATCTTTTATAGTTGACAAGCAGGTTAGTGATGTGGTTTAATTTCGGGTACGCAGATGAGTAATTCGGACTCATCTAAACAAAACCACCAGGAGGCAACATGACCATCACACTCACCCTCGCCGACATCAAGGAAATGATTTCCCGGCGTTACAAGCAATTAGACGTTTGGTCAACACAGAACTTCTACGACCTACAGGACAAGGAGATCGACGAACTTCGCGATCTCCTCGACAAGATGATTAAAGGCCGCGTGCTTAGCGTGCGTGCACTGCCGGTACGCGACCAGAAAGACGCTGCTTCACTTCCGAAGACGGCGTCTGAGGTTGAGGCAGAGACTGAGCGTCTTGTGCGTAACGCTCAGGAATATCAGCAGACAGCCCGTCGCGTTTTGAAAGAAGTTCGCAAAGACGAAGAAGCAATCGCGATCGATCAGGAAGCCGCCTGCCACAGCATCTACACCCTGACGACCGAGCTCTCGCACTTGGCCTCAACGCACGAAGAAGGCCGCAGCATCCCCGAGGACGCAAACAAAGCCGTCGGCATCCTCGGAGAGCTGATTGAAAACGTGAAGACGCTCTACAGGATCACAGCCGGTGATTCTTCACAGCAAACCGAAGGTCGCTGAGGTCTTTATTGACCTGCTGCTGATCGGCCTTTTGCCGTAGAGCCTTTTCAAGCGCCGAGACTTTAGCTGACAGCTCCTCGATACGCTGTTCAAGTTCCTTGATTTTTTCATCAGACATAAAGATTTCTCCCAAAGGGGTGATTGAAGAACGCCTACCGGGTAGCAGGCACGACTTCAATCATCCCGCCGGGGGAAGGAGAAAGCAAATGACATCGAAGACAATTCTTTTGAAGCCTAAACGCAGTGAGTACTCGGCTGT